CATCATCGCCGCCGACACAATTGACGAGCGGATAATGACCGCTCTGAGCAAGAAAGAAGAAACACAGTCCGCATTGATCGATGCGGTGAAAGCAAATCTGGAGGTAGAAAAATGACAGCAAAAGAATATCTTTCTCAGGCCAGGTATCTTGACCTGCGCATTAACAGCAAAATCCAACAGGTGGCCTCGCTGAATGATCTGGCGACCAAAGCCACATCCACACTGACCGGGATGCCCCGCAACCCCAACCACGCATCTTCCACGATGGAGGAGGCCATCGCCAAGATCATTGATTTTCAGTCGGAGATCAACCGCGACATCGACCGGCTGGTGGATTTGAAACAGGAAATCACCGCCACCATCAAAGCTGTGGGCAACAACGAGTACCAGACCATTCTGGAAAAGCGGTATCTGTGTTTCCTCAGTTGGGAGAAAATCGCTGTGGACATGGGATACAGCATTCGGAATGTTCAAATCCTCCACGGCAAGGCTCTGGCCAGCGTGGTTATTCCTGCCGCCGCTTAAAGTTTGCATGGTTTTTCATTGAAATTCACCCAGCCCCTGTGCTAAGATTATAATCAGCACAACAGCATAGAGGACAGCCATCGCGGGAGCAATCCTGCGGTGGCTTTTCTTTTGCCCAGATGGAGGTGAACATGGTGCCGAAGATGCCCAAGCGACCCTGCGGTTTCCCCGGCTGTCCCAACCTGACCGATGGACGGTTCTGCGAGGAACACGCCAAGCAGGAGAACCGCCGCTACGAACGCTATCAGCGGGACCCCGCCACCAAGCGGCGCTATGGCAGAGCGTGGCAGCACCTCCGTGACCGATACGCCGCCGCTCACCCCTTCTGCGAGGAGTGCTACAAATGCGGCATCCTCACCCCTACTGAGGAAATCCACCACATCGTTCCGCTGTCCCATGGCGGCACCCATGCGGACGATAATCTCATGGCACTGTGCAAACCATGCCACTCCCGCATCACAGTGGAGATGGGCGACCGCTGGCCGCAGAACAAGGAGTACACCTACTGACCCCAGGGGAGGGTCAAATCTCTACAGCCCTGCCCCGTGGGGAACGGCGCGGGGTCATTTGCACAAAATCGCGGTTTCAAAGGGGGTATATACCCCGGCATCAAAAGGAGGTGGTGAGCCGTGGCCAAAGACGGCACCAACCGGGGCGGCGCTCGTGTGGGCGCTGGGGCCAAGAAAAAGCCCCTGGCGGACAAAATTGCCGAGGGCAACCCCGGCAGGCGGCGGCTCACCGTCACCGACTTCGGCACCACCGCCGATCTGGAGGGCCAACCTATGCCCAAGCCCTCCGCCATGCTCTCCGCCACCCAGAAGGACGGCAAGCCGCTCATCGCCGCTGAAATCTACGAGGCCACCTGGAACTGGCTGGCCCAGCGCAAGTGTGCCTCGCTGGTGTCCCCGCAGCTCCTGGAGCGGTATTCCATGAGCGTGGCCCGGTGGATTCAGTGCGAGGAGGCCATCACCGAGTACGGCTTCCTCGCCAAACACCCCACCACCGGCAACGCCATTCAAAGCCCCTATGTGGCTATGAGCCAGAATTTCATGTCCCAGACCAACCGGCTGTGGATGGAGATTTACCAGATCGTCAAAGAGAACTGCGCCGGGGAGTACGGCGGGGCCACGCCCCAGGATGATGTCATGGAGCGGCTGCTCCAAGCCCGGAAGGGCAAGATTTGAGAAGGGAGTCCAGCATGGTAATCGAGAGGAAACACACGGCGGATTTGATCCCCGCCGTCTACAATCCCCGGAAGGACCTCAAGCCGGGGGACGCTGAATACGAAAAGCTGAAACGCTCCATCGAGCAGTTCGGCTATGTGGAGCCGGTGATCTGGAACAAGACCACCGGCTTTGTCGTGGGCGGACACCAGCGGCTGAAGGTGCTGCTGGACATGGGCATCACCGAGGTGGAGTGCGTGGTGGTGGAGATGGACGCCGAGAAGGAGAAGGCGCTCAACATCGCCCTCAACAAAATCTCCGGCGAGTGGGACAAGGACAAGCTGGCCCTGCTCATCGCCGACCTCCAGGGGGCCGACTTCGATGTATCTCTCACCGGCTTTGAGCCTGCGGAGATCGACTCGCTGTTCAAGGACGCCCAGCAGGGCAAGGTCAAGGATGATGATTTCGATGTGGAGGCCGAGCTGAAGGCCCCGGTCATCACCAAGGCCGGGGATGTGTGGACGCTGGGGCGGCACCGGCTGGTCTGCGGGGACAGCACCAAGGCTGAAACTTTCGCTCTGCTCATGGGTGACCGCAAGGCCAATCTGGTCATCACGGACCCGCCTTACAACGTCAACTATGAGGGCAGCGCCGGGAAGATCAAGAACGACAACATGGCGGACGATGCCTTTTACCAGTTCCTCCTGGCGGCGTTCCAGAACACCGAGACGGTGATGGCGGATGACGCCAGCATCTATGTGTTCCACGCCGACACCGAGGGTCTGAACTTCCGCCGCGCTTTCGCCGATGCGGGCTTCCGGCTCTCCGGGACGTGTATCTGGAAAAAGCAATCTCTGGTGCTGGGGCGCTCTCCTTACCAGTGGCAGCATGAGCCGATTTTGTTCGGCTGGAAGAAAAAGGGCAGGCACCAGTGGTACACCGGGCGGAAGGAATCCACCATCTGGGAGTTCGACAAGCCCAAGAAGAACGGCGACCACCCCACCATGAAGCCGATCCCGCTGCTGGCCTACCCCATCATGAACTCCAGCATGAGCAATACCCTGGTACTGGACCCCTTCGGCGGCTCCGGCTCCACGCTGATTGCCTGTGAGCAGACCGACCGCTCCTGCTGCATGATCGAGCTGGACGAGAAGTTCTGCGATGTGATCGTCAAGCGGTACATTGAGCAGGTCGGCAACTCCGAGAATGTGTCCGTCCAGAGGGATGGACTCACCTACCAGTATTCGGAGGTCTGCGATGGAACGGAATAACACACTGACCCTCGGCAGCCTGTTTGACGGCTCCGGGGGATTCCCTCTGGGCGGGCTGCTGGCTGGCATCACCCCGGTCTGGGCCTCGGAGATCGAGCCGTTCCCCATCCGGGTGACCACCCGCCGCTTTCCCAACATGAAGCATTATGGCGATATTTCGCAGATGGATGGCGGGAAGATCGAGCCGGTAGACATCATCACCTTCGGCTCCCCCTGTACCGACATGAGCATTGCGGGCAAAAGGGCTGGGCTGGATGGCGCGCAGTCCTCCCTTTTCTATCAGGCCATCCGCATCATCAAGGAAATGAGGTGTGCGACCAATGGAAGATACCCGCGGTGGATCTGCTGGGAGAACGTTATCGGGGCGTTCAGTTCAAACCGGGGCCGGGACTTCAAAGCCGTCCTCGAAGCGGTCATCGGCATCATCGAGCCGGGGGCCGAGGTGCCTATGCCTGAGAAAGACCGCTGGCCCTACGCCGACATTTACATGGGAGAGCGATGGAGCGTTGCGTACCGCACTTTCGATGCGCAACATTGGGGAGTCCCCCAGCGAAGACGCCGCGTCTACCTTGTCGGCGATCTTGCAGGCCAGTGTGCCGGACAAGTATTATTTGAGTCCGAAGGCTTGTCTGGGTATTCTGCGGAGGGCTTCCGCTCGTGGCAAAGAGCTGCCAGAAATTCTGCGGCTGGCCTTGGAGCGGCAGGCGGCATCTGCTTGAACGACCAGGGCGGCGGACGGATGGACATTTCCGAGGAAGTGACCGCCACCCTCCGCGCCCAGGAGCATGGGCATCCGCCCTGTGTGCTGGCGGCGGGGTTCTGCAAGGAGTGTTCCGCCCAGAGCCGCGGCATTGGCTACGAGGAGGAACGCGCTCCCACCCTCCGGGCCGGGGCCATCCCCACCGCCGTCTATGAGAACCATAGCCAGGACACGAGATACACCGGGCCGCTGGACACGGCCCCCACGGTCAGCTCCACTTACGGCACCGGGGGCAACAACCAGCCCTTCGTAGTGCAGGCCGACACGCCCAAGACACTGAAGATACGCTCCGGCTGTGAGGGTGGCGGCAAGGGTGCGCTCATCCAGGAGGATGTGTCTGCCACTCTCTCCTGCAACAATGACCAGACGCTGTTCGTGCCGAAGTGCTACAGCATCGGCGCGGCTTTCAGTGAGGGGATGCTCTCGGACAATCCCCGCAGCGGCATCTACGAGGCAGACTCCTCCCGGACGATTGACCAGAGCGGCGGCAACCCCTCCTGCAACCAGGGCGGCATCGCCGTGGTGGAGGGGCCGACCTATGCTGTGACCACAGGGAAATACACGCAGGTCAGCGCGGAGCAAGCTCCCACCCTGATGGCGCGGGATTTCAAAGACCCCACTGCGGTCAACCGCGGCTACAGTGTGCGGAGGCTCACCCCCACCGAATGTGCCAGGTTACAAGGTTTCCCGGATTTTTGGTGCGCCGGTCTGGACACGCCGGAGCCGACCGAGGCCGACATCGCTTTCTGGACGGAGGTTTGGGAAACCCATCGCCGGGTGGTGGGCAGCTCCACCAAGGCCAAGAGCCGGAACCAGATCGTCAAGTGGCCGCAACATCCCCAC